AGATTCTAAGGGTCGCACACTTCTTCAGCCGCCTCCAATAAAGCAGGCGCCTATTAGGCCACCTCGTGTTAGCGACCCAAAATCACCAGAGCGCTATCAATCTCCGCCAATTATGCAAATTCCCGGAATGCCGCCCGGACCTTTTACTCCCGGTGAGGGTGGTATGTCTCCGGGGCAGGTGCCAACTGGGCCAATTGGCCGTACAGGCGGCAGTATGCCTGTAGGGGGCGGAGGTATGCGTACCGCAGATTTTCAAGACTCCAACATGAATGGCATCGATGATCGAGACGAGGGACCGGCGCAGTCTGGGCCGCCATCGAGCGATGACCTGTTTGGCCCTGCTAACTATGGTTCTTACGACAATCTTATGTCGCGCGCCTTCCAAGAGTATTCTGGCGGCGAAAGTCCCTACGCAGGTGCAACTGATTTTTTGATGAACCGATCGGTATTTGACCGAGGCGTTCGTCCAGAAAGTTCTATGCCGTCTACCACAATGCCTTCGTTTGGCTACAGCAACCAAGGTGGCATGGAGGGCTTGACACAAATGCAAGCCCAACAGCCTGCACTGCAAGCGCAATATGATCAGTTTCAACAAGATATTCAGTCAGCTCAAGAGGCGGCGCAACAGCGAGCGCAAGAGCAAACAGACCTAGCTTCATCTGAGCGACAGGCCCTTATGGATCGCATTGCGGCGCTTGAGGGGCAGGAGGGCCCAGATTTGGATGCTTTCGGCGCCCAGTTGCGTCAGGACATTCTTGGTCAAATGCCAGAGCAAATAGACACAGAAGCGTTGCGCAGAGAGATTACGGGCGAAGTTCTTGCTCTTGCACAGCAAGATTTTCCTGACGTAACTCAAATTCGTGATGAAGTAATGCGCTTGCTACCAGAGCAGGAACAAGTGGACGTAGAAAACTTGCGTCGACAAATTCAAGAAAGCATTGATGCAGGCGCACCTCCCGAGGAAATAGCCGCTTTGCGTCAAGAGCTTCAAAACCGGATTCGTCCAGTTGAGGAGCAATTAGCAACGATTCAAGACGAGCGCCCCGATATTGCTCGTCAGTTGGGAGAGTTGAGAGGTGAGATTGGCGCATTGCCTGACATTGACGTAGAGCAACTGCGTCAGTCAATTATCAGCCAGCTACCAGAGCAAGAGCGAGTCGATATTGAAGCGCTACAGCGTCGGATTCAAGAGAGCATTGACGCGGGTGCGCCGGAAGAAGAGATAGCAGGGCTTCGTTTAGAGCTTGAGCAACGGCTTGCGCCTGTAGAAGAGCGCGTTGGTAGCATTCGTGACCAAGTAGCGCAGTTTCGGGAGAGCTTTGACCCTGCCGCTTTGCGTGAGCAAATTGGCAACATTAGAGGACGCCTAGAGGGGTTACCAAATTTTGATATCGACGAAATCCGTCGACGGGTTCAAGAAGGCATACAGCCTCAAACTGGGCCAGCGTTAGATTCAGCGGCGATCAATGATGCTTTACAGCGCGCCATGCAAGAAAGAGGCGGCTTCGTACCGCCAGAGGTTCTTGAGCGACTGCGCGCAGTAGAACAACGCGAGGGCCCCGATCTTGGATCTATTCGCGAACAAATTGGCGAGCTACGCGGTCAGCTTTCTCAGCGCCCAGAAGATCGTGGCGTCGTGCCACCGGACGTATTGGAAAGACTACGCGCTGTAGAGGGCCGAGAAGGCCCTGACCTTTCGGGTATTGCAGGCCAGATTGCCGCATTGGAAAACCGTGGCTTACCGCCAGAAGTGCTCGAACGTCTCCGTGCGGTTGAGCAACGCAAAGGACCAGACGAAGCCGCTATCGCCGAGCGTGTGCGTAGTGGCATTGATCCTCGGATTGCAGACTTAAGAGAGCGATTAGGCAGTGTTGGTGAATTTAACCAGAGTATGGCTGAGCGCATAGCGGCTTTGCGTGAACAGGGAGATCGAGCCACTCAAGAACGCTCAACTCTCGAAGAGCGCCTTGGCGGCAGACTGGAGGAAGTCAGGGGACAGGTAAGCCCGTTGACTGAAAGAATCGCGCAACTTCGTGG